TCTCCGGTTTAAAATAAAAAAGGCAGTCCTTCCGATTTCTCAGAAAAACTGCCTTTTCGTATAAAGTTACAGTTAGATCAACAACAATTATTTCTTCAGGTGGAAATTAAATCATTCTTTTGATTAAAGTCAATATGTCAACTACATTTTCTTAAACCCCAACCGCTTTGCTAAATACCTGACCGCGGTTTTTTGTATAATAATTGAGTACATAAGTGGGTACTTCTACGGGCACTCCCGCGAGAAACTCGATTATCAGTTCTTCCTCATTCGGGAATATGCCCTTCATCTTTGGGGGAATAACTAAAGTTTTATCAACCTTACTCACCATGAATACTTTTCGTTTCTGTATTAGATGTGAATCATTACCTACACCCTGATATAACCTGTACCAATGGATTATTGCTATCTTTTGGCAAACACCTATTCTTTTTCCGGAGTCTAATAATTTCTTAGTCCAGTTAACATCTACCCATAACATTCCAGTAGTAGAACTCATAAGAGGAAATTGAATGGCTAGTTTTTTCTTAAAACATAAAAAATAACCGGCTATCGGTGTTTTAGTTTCCTTGGCCTTATAATTCGGAGTAATATTAAATTGATTTTCACATTTTAAGTGCAGGTTGATAAGATCAATATCCTCACTCATCTCCCCATTTAATTGCTGATCTTTAATGCTCATCCTTGTAGTAAGGCACGTTAATAGGTCAAACTTTGGATTAGCCTTAATCATCTCTGCTATTTCTGTACCCCAATTCGGACGGGTGAATATTACATCACCGTCATAAATACAAATCCAATCATTATCATTAGGAACTAATTGAACGTATTTGTTTATCTCATCTGCAAAGTCCCATTTCAGGGAGAAGGGCATGAAATGATAGACATTCAAATTCTGATCCCTTTTTAATTTCTTAGAATCTTCCATATTTATTCATCCGGGATTATTTCTTTTTTCCGATAATCGGATCGCCATTCATATCAATATTTGAAAAGACTTCTACTAAATATCTTGCTGACTGTTTTAATATTTTCTTTTTCACATCTTCTGGAAGATGTTCAAGCCCTTCGAGTGCTTTGTCCTTTAATTGCTGATTAAGTTTTTTTCTGTAATAATTCATGTCCTTATTAACAATTCCCATTATTCGTCCGGGATAAGTGATTGATGAGTATAGAAAGGATTTATCATTTCCTCCCCAGCGACTAAGATATATTTAGAAAAGGGATAAGTCGGAATCCATCTTGCAAATCCAATTCTATATTTATGTTTATTCAAGAATCGGAAACCTTTTTGATGACGCTTTAATTTTTTTAAGTTTTTCATTTAATTATTCCATACAGTTTAAGTAGTTCATGCAAAACCTTAGCCCTTTCTGACTCTATTTTCATATACTTTCGAAATGCCCTCCGATACAATCTTAATCTAATCCAGTGAATAAGTCCTTCCATCAACCTCATACCTTCTCCCTATTATCTTTCGAGTTCCATCTCCTGCGCCTCTCTGTAGCACTCAAATTCAACCCCACCGATTTTTTGAATCCAAAGGAGGGGGGGGAAGTTATTATCCTTCTCATTACTCCACCACACCCACAGATACGGGTTTTGTCATAATTTATTGACTCGTGGAACTCTTTAACTTCTTTACAGTTGGTACAGCGATAATCTCGGAAGGGCATGATCAAATTCCTTTGTTTTGTTTGTTATTATCTTCGCTGAAGAGTGCACACAGTAACACAAATGATCCTATGCCAAAAGCTGTACATCCGAGAACAGCGATAACCCCAATCTTTAGGGAAAGTATTAGGTCATTATTCTCCAAGTAGGCAATGGATGAGGCTACGATAAATATTAAAATAACGTGGGCGGAAATGACCTTTGTGAGATAATTCATTTCTTCACCCTCGGTTTATAGTTAAGATACTGACTGGTTAGTCTTCTTGATTTAAGGAATCTGCGGAAATTATTATCAACATCATCATATCTTTCTTCTAACTCTTCATAATGTTTTCTCCATTCAGTGTCTTTGTCCTGAACAGCTTTCGCCATACCGATTTTTAATTCCTCAAATGCCTTGTCCCTATTAAATATCTCGTTATCTCTCTTTTCCAATTCTGATTCAAGACGGATATAATCTGCTGCCATTTGAGTCTTGCGTTCACATTGAACTGTAAACGCACCTTTGATAATTTCAAACTTGTTTAGAGTACAGTCATTGAGAAAAAATCCTATGTCGGATTTTTCGATTAGGGCGATCATCTCACTTAAAAATGCCCTGCCATCTGACAAAGATTCCTTATGCTGTTTAATCGTTTCTTCCTGCTCGGTGCAACAGTTTTTTAGTTCAAGATACTTGGATTCTTTTGCATCAATAAGTTTATCCTTGATCTCCACAAAGGATTTTAATTTATCATTCTCCTCCACCAGCTTTGCATGTCTCTGCCTGAGATAAGTAATAACATGAGCCTGTTCTATTTTTAGTTTAGTAAGTTTATCATTCTCGTATCTCAAATTCTCATTTGTAGTTCCGATTTCCCTTAGTGATAATCCCCTGTCATAAAATAGATTAAGAATGTGATTTATCATTTTCATATTACACTCCCCTGGGATATTTTGATGCCACGATTGATTAATCTTCTTGCCCTTTCATAAACAATGCCCGCTTCTTCTGGCGTAGAATAGTCACCCAAACTATAACTTCTTTTGTCCGCATAGATTCTTGCTGAATATTTTGTGCAATGCTGAAAGACACCAGTGGGAAGATTATGCTTTTTTGTTTTTGTCTTACAGTATTTTATAACGTTTTCTCTTGGCGTTAACAGTTGAAGATCGACAATGCCATTAAGAAACTTCTTGCCCTTTTTGTGATCTACTTGGCGACTACCTCTTGGTTCGTTACCGAAATGATCCCAAACCAGAATATTTATACGAAAGTTTTTAGTCCTGCCGTTTTTACTTAAACAATAGCGAAGATAGCCGCTATATTTAAGCAAGGATGGGACTAATATTCTCTCTGCAACTTTAGCGGTATAACCCAATCGGCTTTTCCTGATTCTTTCTAAACTTTTTGCCCTACCTAAACTGCTTATCTGATACAAGCCCTCATACCCCCTTATGTCCTTCCATTCCTCCTTCATCTCTCTACTCCTTAGTTAATTGAAAATTTTAATTCTCTCATTGTCTCTTCTATTTTCTTTTGAAGATTAGTAACGAAACATCCGCACCAACTCACCCCGGGTATAACAAAGTCTTTCTTAATAATCTTTGCGTATTTATTGGCGACTATTGAAACGTTATCATCATCCAATTCTTTTAATGCAATCTTAACCAGTATATCCAAGGGTTTAAGCATATTGGGGGCAAACTGCAGCAGTTCTATAATCTTATTTGGGATTAATTCAGGAGTATCTTTTAGGTTGTCTATGAATATTTGCGCCACGTCCTTAACGTCAAAAAGATTATGGTTTTTGAATGTTCCTAACTTTCCAGTTCCCAAACATCTTTTGCAATCAGGATCAGGAATTTCATTTAAGTAAATAACGTCCTTTCTGCCAAAGACATATTTACGGGCAGATATATCATCCTTGAAGAAAAGGATTCCATCAATCTTGCCAACTTGTTTGTACTGATTATCTACTGCAATGAAGGTTATTTTATTATCAGGGTTGTTGAACATCCAAGCCCTCTCTTATTTTTTCTTCCTGAACTATTTCGTATAACGATTCAGGGTTAATATCATGGTATTTAATTTTGACTAATTCGTTTGACCCTGAGAAGTTTATTTGCGCACCACAAGGAATGCGTTTACAATATACTCGGTACAGTTGCCTTATAATGCGGGCAAAAACCACATCCACGTCTGGTATTACTACTGTTTGGGTTGCCATATCAGAATTTCATCGCCATTGGTTGATTGATCTTTGCTTCGCTTCTCATCCTTATCACTTCAGCGCATAGTCTATTTGTGCAATAATGGGAGTCCTTTATTAGCAATAAAGTTTTCTTGCTTTCAAATATCAAAAGTAACTTCTCATATTCTTCAGTAGTTAATGGTTGCTGAGAACTAAACTCTGCCAAAGTATTGTTAGCGTATTCGGGAGTCAAAACCTTTCTTATATCGAAATCAGCCATTATACCCCCATCATATTTGAATCTTGCGGATTGGACTTCTTAGACCAGGGTATTTTTGAACCTTCAAACTTCTTTAATGGTTCCGGTATATCCTTTTTGATTATCCTTTTATCTTCAGTCATTTTCTTATAGCGATTATGAACGTTAGTAAAGAAAGATTTTATGGTGATATAGATTCTATGGAAGGTACCTCTGAATAGCATTAATAGGATTATTAGGGCAAGAAAATGCCACGGACTATCGAAAAAGAATCTTGTCAGTTCTAAAATTAGTTGCGGGGCGTTCATCTTCATCTCTCTCTGTTATTTGTTACTTAATAAACTCTCCAATGAATCTCTTGTTTTAATATTAGCAAGTGCTTGCCAGGGCTGCATTCCTCTTTGTGTTACTTGCGGAGGTTGCGGATTTGAATTCAAATTACCTAAAGCATTATTCTTGGCATTCTCTTTAAGGTTATCTTTTGAAGTCTGCTTTATATTTTGGGCGAGCTCTAGGTTTTTCAACTGTTTGGTTTTAACATCCTCGGTCTTTTCTTGAATACCAAGTTTCGCCATTATCTGCTGAAGTTGTAAAGCCATCTGCTGCATCTGCTGTTGCTGTGCTGCCTGCTGTGGATCAGGTTGCCCTATTGATTGCCAGGCCTGCAATATTTTATCAGCACCCGGATAACTCCCTTCCTCAACGATGATATCAAGTAAAGCATCTGCTTTTTGTGGATTTACTGAAATAGCGGCGTTAAACAAATCTCCAAGTTTAGCAAGTCTATCTTCCTGTGCTGTTGCGGAATAAGAATCCTCGGACATTTCAACGTCATACTTAACGGCATCAAGATCATTAAGAACTTTCTCAACAATCTGCCCCTCTGGGTCTATGGAGAATTGAGACTGGTTAACAGTGACTTCCTGTGGTTGTCCCTGTGGAACTTTATCCAATATTCTTATAACCTGCTGAGTAGTTACAAAGTGTTGAATAAAATTAAGTGCCTGAGTCATTAAGGCAATATCAGTAATCTCCCTATTCTCCAATAGGTAAGTAAAGGATTTGGTTTGTCTCTGTTCTTTAGCAAGAAAATGCACCCCTGAACGAACATCAGAATTCTGTGCTCCTCCAATTTCCTGATTCAATGTATTAGATATCGTCTGCATTATCTCTTGCATTTCAAGAGGCATACGAACTAATTCAGGGCTGATAGTCTGTCCTTCCTCCGGCTTTATCATTCCCATATAGCCAGCCCTTACCCGTCTGTAAGGTGCAATTCTACCAGTTAACCAATCTTCCTCTAAGCCGGATATAGCGTTCTCATCCATAACCCAACCTTTATTGGCATAACGCCCTAAGAGTTCAAGGATTAAGGATTTTGATTTATTAAAATCAGCCTGGGGATCGCATAGATCAGAAATAACGGAATGAATCTTTAACGGATCAGCATGGTAATCATAACATTGTTCCGGTATATAAACATAATAATCAGTCTGAAATGGATAAGGCTGTTCATTTACCTTCAGATTGAAAGTAGGAATAACAGCAGTAACAAACCTTTTACTCGTTAATTCCGTTTTTGCATCACCATTGATTTGGTAGCGGTCTTTGATACGATTGATTATTTCGGGTTTGAATGTATAACCGTCATGTTCCCTGCCTTCAAGTTGCTTGTGTTCAGATGCGTAAGGCTCGGTAATATCGATCTGTTTATTTCTGTTACTGTCATTAACAAGCAGCGCCCTTTCGGTTCTTTTCTCATGGAGTTCCAATACATCAAATTTACCCGTTGTCGGGTCCCACCAGTTAAGAATATTTTTGTTATTATTATTTGTAGTAAAGCCGGTTGCTGTTTCATATACAGCAGAAAACAAGGCTTTTAATTTCTTAGATACCCATTTATCCCGCTTGCCGGAATCCTGCAGGAAGAATTGTTGCGCCTCTGCCATTATCTCATTATACATCTCATCATCATTAAGAGCGTACTGGTTAAGTATTTCATCCAAGCTCATTTGATGTTTACGCATAATGAATGAAGCATTAGTCCAAAGAGGATCATTATAAACCGGCTCGTACATAATTTCACGTGGATCTACAGCTTCAACAACTAATCCGCCGGTCTTATCCTGGCTTCCGTAATATTTCCATCCCATGTAGTAAACACCAATACCAGATATTATCTTATCAATCCATACTCTTCTTTGCGCTCTATTCTGTCCTGCGGTATATAAATAAAAATCCAATGTCTGACTCACTACTGTTGCAAGTTCCCGATCTCCCCCTGTTCTTGGGGTTGCTTTCCCCTTCTTCCTGTTATCATGGGCGACTGAGAAGATTATATTAATAATCCCTACAATGAAGTTATAGCTGTTTGTTGGTCTGCCGGCCGCCTTTAGTTTTGCCCTTACATCCTTATCCCATTGCAAAACAGCCATAGTAAAGTCATACATCCGGGACATTTCATCTACTGCGGGTTTGAATTGACCGGAGAGATTGTTAAAAAGTCTCATCGACTCCGCTACGGTCTCATCGTCATGCAGATTAAAAGTTCTTGTGTTATTAACCATTTGCCACCTCGATTTGCGATAACTGATTTTGATATGCTCTTGATGCTTGATCCATAGATGAGAAATATCCCAAGTAAAGACTTTTTTTATTTACAACTATTGACGCTACAAATCTTGTCCCGCCCTGTCTCGGATATACACCAGTTGGCAAGGTTCTTCCACCCTGAATATGACTCTTAATGCTATTTCTGCGCCCTGTTAATAATTGAAGATTATTAATGCCATTATTTAATCTATCCCCATCCTTATGGTCAACCTGAGATTTAAAACCTTTTCTTGGTCTATCGCCAAAATGATCCCATACTAAATTATGAGTCCTTAATGTTCTGGCATTTCCATTATTGTTCAAATGAACCGATAGATATTTGGATGAGAAAGACTGAAGAAGTTCCATCTTCGGATGGAATCTATTTCGACCCCATGACTTCGACAAACTGAATATTCTACCCAAACTCGATATTTCATACAGCCCCTCATAGCCCTTAATGGGCTTGAATTCTTCATCAGTTCTATTTGTTTGCATGGTTAAATTCCTTATTCAATTTCTTTGGTGTTTTCGGCAACGACATAAACACAAGTTGACATTTGCAATCTGCGGATAGTGGAGACTAATAATGCAACCTCATTTGTTTTATTAGCTGTTTTATATTCAGCTTCTTTTTTAATCTTACTCTGATAACCGTTAAATTCTATCAGCCCCCATCCTTCTGGCAATTCTTCAATTTGTAACAGTCCTTTCGGCGTATAGTAATATCTGTAATCCCCGATCCCTTCTTCTTCATATATTCTAAAAGATTTTGTTTTATCTCTTAGAAAATCAGATTTGCTAACTTTCACTTCTAACAAAATTGTTGCACCCTTTCCATAAAACCCTAAAGCATCGGGAATTTCAGTAATATTTGTAGTAACTAATTCGGTTAACGCTATACTGCAATTCTTTGTCCCTATTAACCAATTCTTAGCTTTTGCAATTAACTGCTTATGTGTATAAGCATTAACCTTTTCATCAAATATGCCTGTATCAATATCGTTCATGTTTATACGCTCATAAAATCATTCTCAACTTTTGCCTTATTCTCTTTCTGCAACTCTTGGAGCCAGAGGGGTTTGTTAGAAACAACTTTCTCTTTTTGCGGTCTTAAATACATGGTTATATATTTCATAGAATCGAAATCATGATCAGGTTGTCCGTCTTCAATATCATCTGGGTTCTTGCTACTTATTACAAGTGCCGGAAATGTTTCAAGAAAATGAGTGCAGCGTTCATAAACTAAAAGCTGTGGCTTCTTTGTCAGAACTCCATCCTTTTCTTCATAGTGAATAAGATCCCTGATAGTATCATTACATGCTTCCCGATATCCCCGGTTCTTTGCCGGTGACGTTTTGGAAACCTTTACTAATTTCAGCCCTGCATTTATATACTCATAAGCCGGGGTTTGAGAAACGTCAACATCAAAAGCATCCTTAATCCACATGTTTGTATCTGCCACTATGTTCTTGTTGAGCAATCCACGTTCTTTAAGAAATGCCTTTGCTTGTTCAATCTTAATTGAACGGGTTAATCCCTCCTGGTGTAATTCATCAAACAGAATGAAATTATTATTATGATCCCTTGCCATACATTCAAGAGATGTAACGTTCCCATAATCCAAACCGGAAGCGACATTAAAGTTTAACAATTCTTCATAACTCAGGTAATCATTGCGCTTAATGACATGAATATTCTCGTTAAACTCCTCAAAGAATTGTCCCTCAAATACATACCAGTCACCAAATAACCTAGCTCTTTTCTTTTGTTCCGGGAGATGTGAAAGGTTCTGCGCATAATCTGAATGCTGTAAAGTATAGGATTTTCTTCTATCCTCATTCCATTCTTTGTAATATTGATCGACCGTAAAGCCATCAGCGATTAGCTTATCCTCAACCCACACAACGTTATCCCATATTCTAGCTGGGAGATAAAAGTAATCAGCAGGATTTTCATTAGCAGTAAATTTCTTAGTTATAAATAATCGCTTAAAATAATTATGCCCGATAAAGCCCGGAATCATGGTGAAGATCATTTTAGCCTTAACATTGCCGGACCTGTTACGAGAAGCTAAATACTCGATCATGTATTGGGTACAGTGAGTAGCCTCATCAATAAACTCATAATCATATTCGTTTCCCTCTAATGCCTCTACGTCCTGCTCGTTATCAGCACTTCCAAATTTGGTTGTACTCCCATCATACCAATAAATCATACGTTCAGATTTGTTGAAGATACTGCTTAGGTCGGGATATTTTTGAAAGAAAGGAATAATGTGGTTTTCAAGTAGCTGGTTTGAATTGCGCCGGAAGATTATAGTCTTAATAGGTTTTTTCTTTTTATCCGTGCAAAGAATCAGGTTAATATCCCTGATTGCTGCCGATTTCCCCCCTCCGTTGGACCCGCCAAATCCAAGCCTGGTATAGGGAGAATTTCTAATCAGGTCCAACAATTCTGATTGTTTGGGCTGAAGCTGTACCTTAATTGCCATAACAAATAATAAAATGAGAAATAGTTTCATTCATTTACAATTTTGAGTATTGGTGGATTATGCCGGTTTACTCTTTTGGCATATTGCCGGGGTTCTCTCGATAACTCAGCGATCTTTTCTTTCTGCTGTTGGTTCTGTAATTCCAAATAGATGGCGTTAAGTTTGGGGAATTTCCCTCTTGCTGTTTTCATAAATCTTACCGGATTAATAAAAAACCTATTATTGCCGAGCCTGATACAAAAGTTTTCATTCAAAAGCCTTTTAATAGTCCCGGTATATTCCTTATCGCTGATTTTCAGAATCTGCAATGCTTCGGTTCTTTTTACCTCTGCCATATTGGTAGAGCTCATAAATTTTACTAGATAGTCCATTACGGTAAGTTGAGAAGGAAAATAGAGGGCATATATTATCTTGTTGTTATGTTTCCTCTTCGGTCTGTATGGGACAATTTCCCCGGTTTCCGTGTTTAATATTCCATATTTCCCGATCTTTTGGCTCAATTATTCCCCTCTGCAAATGTACCCATTCGGGCAGCAAATGTACCCAAACGGTATGGTAAATGTACCCATTCGGTATATTTCACTTTTTTACCGCTATCCTTGCAATTACTTATATTATCAATACTTAAATGCACTTCGAATGCCTTTTCCAAATTAAACTTCTGATACTACTGTATAACTCACTTAAAGCACTTATTCCTTTCCCCGGTAATCAGTAATAATAATCTCCATAGGCTTTGTGAATTCGTGATCTATTTTATCTTGATATCCATAATTTTTAGCCAAAAAGATTGTTCCCCCTATATTTCCATTGACATTAACCAGCTTCTTTTCAATCCTTGAAATAATTAAATCCCTTGCCTTTTTTATAGTGTGGAAAAACTCATCTTTGTTGGAGTAATTATAAATTGTATGTCTATCGGTTCCGAGATGATAGGCTAGTCCGGCAATGGTTGGAATTTGAGGATTTGGAATTTTAATTTCTTTCCCATCCACAATAGTAATTTCGCTTTCGTTCTTGCACTCATCAAAATATTCATCAATCTTTTTTTGTAAGATTTTAGCGTCAGCAAATTTCAGCGGTCTTCCCCCCGGATGTTTTCCTTTACTATTCTCTTTCACATCTCATTCCTGGATAAGTGTTTCAATCAATGGTGTGAATGTAGTATTTCTTTTGATTAAAATCAAAAAGTAAATTTGCTTAAAACGCACTATTTCCCCCATACATTATCATTGCCTCGGTTCCGATCAATGTTTATAGGGCATCTGTGGGGGTTGATTTCTGCGGATAGGCAATTTTATTCTCCTATCTCCGTAACTAAAGGAGAATCTTCAATCGTAATTCTCTTTGTTCCATCATAAACCCATTTATAATAATCCTGTTTCCTCTGTTCTTCCAGCAGAGTTTGGATTAGGGATTTAACTGATTCAATTTCATCAGTTCTTGATAGATTATTATTTATAATCTTATCCAGCATTTCATCAATACTAATTTTCATTACTTCTTCTCCTTCTGTTTAATGAATGATAAAATAGCATTGAGAATAGCTTCTTTTTTTGTAGTGCCTGTACTTGAAACGGTTAAACCATCTTGTTTATTCCAATAATCAATCTGTTTTGTTATGGGATAGTAGTTTCCGCCATTACCCTGGATTCTTCCATTCCTCGTCCCCATGTAAAAAGGATTTTTTAATCTTCCCCAATCTTAGAGGAGTTAATCCCCTTTGCTCAGGTGAGGGCTTAGTTCCCTTCTTAACATAGTTCTTGTTCTTAATCTTCGGGTGTGTCCGGGTGATTTTAATAGCTCCTGAGGTCATGTATGGATCGAAATATTTACTCATTGGTTTTCCTATGTAATTTTTATTTTAAGCCTTGCAGCTTCAATTTTACGCTTTTTGTTATAAAGGTTTTTTAGTTCCTCCAATTCAAGATATCCAAAATGCTTAATTTGATTTCTTAGAATATTTAGCTCGCTAAAGTTATCTTCCCCAATTTTCTCGATTAAATGTCCCTGATACTTCGCTTCGTTGCCCGATAGCATCCGATTACAGGTGTAACACTGAAGATTTACATTCCACTCATGGAATCTTACGGATTTATGACGGTCTGCCTTCCAGTAGTGTCCTGCGTGCCATTTAGACCCATCCATTATAGAACCATCGGAGTAAAAATTAGGCTCATACTTCTTTCTGCACGAAATACAATAACCGGTTATCTTCCCGTTAATTAGTTCAAGATCCCGCAGCACGATAAACTGATTAAAATATCTCGTGGTTAAGTTGAATAATCTCTTTAACGCACCGTCATTATCTATTTTCTTGAACGTTTTAACTGATATATTGTTATCCATGCCTTTCCTTAAAGTTCTGTGAATTGTATAGTCATTATTTATCCTTTGATATGTTTTTTAGATTCAATCAGCATGGCTTCGGCTTGTTTATAAGCCATTTCGGCAACCTCATTTTCCAACATATTCATACAATCAGGATCATATAACAGCCCCTGCATTGCTCTCCCTGCAAACTCATTTAAGAGTTCGGTATCTTTGTTGTTTATTAGGTTTATCATATAAAGTAATTTTTTAACTACTTCATCATGCGGTCTGTTTAGCCACATGGTATATTCTGAATTATCTATTTCCATACTTCTCCTTTGATTTGGGAGTAACTCCCGTGTTAATTAAATTTAATCTTACCACATTTATTGCAGTGTAGCTCTGTTGATGTAAAAATATAAAACCACTCGTGCCTACAAAGTAACCGCTTAATCCAGATTTTTAATGAGAACGGTTCCCTATGTTCTTTTACAAACTGTTTCCACTTTTCGGGAGTCAATTCAGACAATGCCTTCTCTGTTTCTTTTGCCATTTTATCTAAATCTAAGCTCATTTTCCCCTCCTGTAATTTAATAATGCTGAAATAATAGCTTCACGTTCTGTTGAGCCAGTACCCGAAATAAAGTGCGTAAGTGATATATAATTTATTTTATATAGGGCATCCATTCCCCTACTGCTATTAACATTATCATCAATATACATTTCTCGTTTATGTAAACTAATCTCGGATTCCATCTTAGACTCAAGGGATTTTATGAAGTTGAAATCATTCAGTAATTTATCGTGGTTTTTGTATCGCTCTCGCTTCCACATAAGACCGTCTATAACTTTTCCTGTAAAACAACCCACGTCTGCCGTTACCGAAACCCCTCCCCATTCAAGTAAATCTTTTATCTCAATGTCGGTCATGTCGTCCTCTCTATTTTAATTACTATCATTGGCAATAAACAAACATATTTTATGTTCTTCTTCTTGTCATCAAATATTCCCACCCATTTGTCATAAGTAAGGAATGATAATGTTGTATGGGTTGCTTCTTCTAAAGTTGCTTTTACGACAATACATAGTCCATAGATTAGAAATATTAAATAAAGACTACATATTAGATAGCTAATTATGCTCATTTACTTTTCTCCTTCTGGTAAGGTCGGTAATGGCATCCAATGGGTAACACCTGTATATGGATAACCTTGTTCGCTATAAAACTGTTCATCATCGGTTGCATAGCTTGCAGTTATATGATAATTAGACAATCCAATTATTAAATACCGATTAACTTCTTTCGGTTTCTGCTTATCAAATTCTATCCACTGCAAACTGTCAATCTTCTCCATTAACTTCTTTTGGCTCTCTCTTAAATCGTTATGGATTTGATGTTCAAGTTTTAGTAAATAATTGATATAGTTTTCTACATTATTTCTAAAGTTTGTAAAAGCATAATCGCCTTTATCACTAACATAGATTTCTTCAAACTCATTAAGTTTCTTTTCGATTTGTTCTGGTAAGGTCATTTAGTCTCCTGTAATAAATAAGTTCTGTTCTAATTCTTTAACTTCGTTTCCCCAAGAGTCCCACCCTGTTCTTTCAAAACGAGAATACATTTCAATTTTTGTTAAGTTAGGATAAAGCCTTTCCATTATCTGATATGAAATTTCGGGCTTACGGGAATGTTCACTCACTTGCTCTGTAAATACTGTATGAATTTTCCCTCTTTCTTCTAATGCCACTGGCGTTAAATTGCCCTTATACATATAAAGCAGATATTCATGTCCGTATCTAACTGTAAATGCAGCAGGGATACCAGTAACCTTATTCCATATCATTCTTGCGTGTAACTTATATCCCATTGATTCACCAATCTTTTGAGCCTCAAATAAATATTTGTCAATAGTCCATAAAAACATAATACTATTATCGGAAGTTTTTATTTGCCTTAAATGACTTTCAATTTCTTCTAATGAGATAACTGGATAATCTAACTTTTCACCAGAACTATTTGGTCTAACTGACTTCTTGCCACCCTTAGATTGTTTCCACGGGGGATCAGCACAAATCAGATTATATTCTTTGTCGAAAGAATCAATTACCATTATTCCCCCTCTATGGAGATAGGTTCGATTATAAAATATTCATCTGCTGTTAATTCTGCTAAGTCTCCCCATTCTTCATGATCGGAGTCATAAATGCCTAAATAATATTCATTGTCATTTTCGGCACTATCGGTCTTTTCTATAAACCAGAGACTATAATCATAATTACCATTGTATTTGGTTCTTGCAAGAAAAATGCACGGATAATCAGGCTTTTCTTTCTGCCATATTACTCTATCAGCAAGTCCTTTCTCATAGGCAACTTGCCATAAATATTCGACATCAGAAAATAATTCATCGGGGTGCATTCTTGATTCGGAAAAGGATGCGTAAAGATGATCTTCCCATTTTTTTATGAACTCGCCAACACTTTTCATAAAACGTTCCTTATGTTTTTTTAGTTTTAATTTATTATCTGAATAGCCACACTCTGTGCAACAATAAATACCAAGGGCATATTTCCCACATTCGGGACATTGGGTATAGTTCATATTAACTCCGTTAGATTCTCCTCCTCTTTCGGCAACATTAACCAATGGGTAACTCCTGTAAGCGGATAACCGAGTTGATTATTAAAATGTTCAAGATTAGCATTATAACTTGCAGTAATAGGATAATTAGATGCTCCTTTCACTAAATATCTGAGGCATTTTTTAGGCTTCTGTTTAGCAAAGTCTATCCACTGACACTCTGATTTTGGTATTTTGGCAGCGAACTCATCCATAATCATCATCAATAGATTATCTAATTTCAAATTTATTATAAATTTCTTTTCTTTATCTGTAAAATTTGCAAAATCAATAGGCTTGTCAGATACAGACTTTACTCCCTCGCCATAGGCTGATTGAATAAGGGGCTCGACATCTTTGCGTTTAATAAAAAGTTTAGTAAAGCCATTTTCCAATATCCAAGGTTTTTCTATGTCGTCTAACTTCTCTTTGAACTGTTCAATTATCTGTTTCATATTATATTATCCTTTGATTTATTTAATCCATTCTCGCATATCTTTTGTAGTATGCGATTTGTTAAAACATATTAAGTTGATTCGGGTTAATCTCGAAATCATTTCTAAATTCCTTCCACATAGTGCAAGTGCCATCATTTTCAACTAATAAATTCAGTATCTTTCTTGCCACCTCGTTATTACAGGCATCATAATTATATGTGTATTGGGCTAATGCAATCGGACATGGTTTATCGCCATATTTACATTTACTGCATTGGTTGTCAAAGACTTCTCCTTCAGTTCCATTACTAAAATATGCCATTATTCTCTCTTACGTTAGTTACTATCAGGCTTCCACGCCATGTTATGGAAGCTGATAGCTGTTATAGAATTATGTTTATGATTGTTTTGCATGGCTTAAAACTGTCATATAATTGGATCTCCATATAACACCTTAAAATCTCTCTCAATAAATTGGGTTCCTGAATATCCTACTACAAAATTTTGTTTATCCCTGCCAAATCTTGCCCTTTCAACTGTCACCAAAAAATCATCTTCGGTAAAAGTATAATATCGAGGAACTTTCTTTGTCCCGAAATTATAAGTTTCGATTCCTTCGTGATAGGGCTTGCAACATAATAAGGCAAAGTCGCAGTCTCTCAACAAATCTATACTCTCAGAAGTTTTCCCCTCGTTATTAGCTTGTGAAACTAAAATGATTGGGATCTGCAATTCTTTAGACAATTTTTTTAGTCTGCTGGAATAATGTTTTAGTTCAAATCTTTTGGCTTCAAATCTCATTGCGGCCTGGATTAGTCCCGCATAATCAATAACCCCTAAGCCGATATTGTATTTTCTTTTTAATACCTTCAGCTTTCCGATTATTCTATCAAAATCAAAAGTTTTATCGTCTATGTAAATTTTAGTATCGCTGAATTTGTGTATGTTCTTAAAAAGGTCTTGCAATTCATGTGCCTGTAATCCGTTCCCCTTTGGATTCCTTAACTTCAGGTACTCTATTCCGCACTCCATGCTGATAGCCTTATAGGCTGAAGCGTCAAAGGACATTTCCAAAGGAAACATAGCAACAGGAATATTCTGAAACGCAAAGTCTAAAATTATCCTCTCAGTTACGGTTGTCTTGGCTGATTTTTCTTTCCCATAGATTATTATAAAATCGTCTGACATTATTCCGCCGGTTGCGGTGTTGATTGAAGGAAATGATTTTAATTTAATTCCCTCCGGTATCTTGCCTAAAAATTTCTGTTCTACCTTATTCAGTAATGAGCCGACCTCATCATATAAATTTCTGTCTTTCTCAATAATAATATTATTTTCTATTTCATAAATATCTTCGCCTAATGTCGAAATGATTTCAAAAATATCCTCCCCCTGTTTAATTCTTTCCTGTGCATTATTCATCTTAACAGACAATCCCCTTTTCATCCATAGCTCTAATAACATTTTGCAGTGTTCTACAAAGTTGGCCGCAGTATAATGTTCTATGCCCGATAAATCATTAACTGAAATCATGTCAATCAAGCCTGATTTTTTAAGTTCCCCATATACCGTTGTTATATCGATCTGCTTTCCCTGATTATCGACCTCACACATTGATTTATAAATTGCCAGATATTTCGGTTCACTAAAAACATCATCGTTTAATAATTGCCTTACCTCATCAATAATTTTTGGTTCAGCGAATATTTCTCCTAATAATCTTTTTTCAAGTTTCGGGTTTTTCATATAAATTTTCCCTGGATAACCTTTGGCTTTTCAGACTTGCTATCTTTTTTCTGATCGTAAATCAAACCCTTCCAATTATTGCCCGTGGCTTGAGTAAGCAAAAAAACAGGGTCTGGTTGTTCTCGTAAATAAGCAAGTTGAATATTTACCATAGCAGGAATTAAAGACGTGCCCCTTGTATCGTTCATATATTTCCATTGCTTCCATGCTTCGATAAATCCTTCTTTCTTTTTCAGGTATTCGGGTATTGCTTTTTCAAAAAATGGTTCTTCTGATTCTATACCTATACCTATTCCTATACCTGTTCCTATTGAGGGGTTCTTAGAGGGGTTTATAAGCCCCTTGCAAGCCCCTTCTAATTTGGGATAATTGAGGTAATATTTACCGAATGACTGTCTTAATACTTCAGACGAACAATATTTAAGATCGTTCTCAATGCTTTTTATACAATTAGGACTTAAATTCTGATATTTAATGATGTTCTTAATCCATATAACACTCTTGTCACTATCATATTCTACTAATTTGCTCTGACATAGTTGATAAATTGAATTTTTGAGTTTATTTATTGGCAGTTTGGTTTCAAAAGATATTTTGCTGAGTGAGATATTATAAAGCCCCGATTCACTCCGGTGGACATTAGTAAGCAGGTATATAAAAATAAGTTTTGAGTTTGGAGACAAACTTTCAAACTGAGGATCACTCCATATTTTTACATGAAGATTTCGATAATTAGCCATTCCTACATGCTCCTTGCTCTAATGGTTTCCGCAGTATCACGAATAATTCTCCAAATTTCACCCCTTATGCTATCTTCCTTACAAAACATTTCAGATTCTTTTGCGATACACTCCCTTTCTTCAACACTTTTTAATCTTAAATGTTCTTCTTCGTGGCAATCTTCACAAAGAGTTATTAGTAATTCATTAGGGTAATCCCAGGGTTCTTTACCATAGATATATTTTTTATGATGGACGTTTAACAGGGGATCGTTTTCGCTGAAACAATGTTGGCAAGTATTATTGTCTCTTACAATAATCTCAGATCGTTTAGCCAACCATCTTCTATCTTTTAGTTTGTCCTGATAGGTTAAACTTGGGGGAGGGTTTTCTTTCATGGGTGAGCCTTCAAAATAGAAAACCCCTGAGTGTCGACCAAGACTACATTACTATCCGAAGGGATTTGTAATTCCTCAGGGGCATTTTGATTTGCGTTATTATTAATTTTCATAATGTATCTTGGTCTAATTACAGCATGCAATGTAGTAATACTTTTGACTAAAGTCAACAAGTGAAGCCATATTAAAACTCTTCCAATATAATTTCCGTCCCGATATTAAATTTCATATTTATAGCGCCAATTTTATGTCTGATTGAATTTCGTTTCCATGAGTAGCCCAACCGTCAAAACGATTCCAATTAAATAAGTCTTTGTCTGTTTTATCTCCCCTGGCAAATAGTTCTATCATTTTACGATTTGATATCTTACGGGTTGATTCTTCAATAATATGTCTGAATATATCCGGTTTCCTTGAGTGCTCTAAAACTTTATGCTCGATAAAATTCGGCATTTGACAGCGAAATGCTTTTATGTTTCCCCTTGTACCCATTAGCAAATCTTCAACCTGACCCCGGAACCAATAACCCATTCCGAGTGACATAATCTTACGCCACGTGATTTTCGTTTTATATTTGAATCCCCACGCTTTCATTAATTCTAATGCTTCAGGTAATAATGGAACTACAGACCACATAAATAATACACAATCTTTTTCGGCGATATCATTTATTGGAAATGCTTTTAACTGATCTAATGTCATAGTTGTATATTTCGTATGCGCTCCGCTCCCTTCCGGCTGATTCCCATTGGTTCTGCCTGTTTTCTTATTCTCATAAGTCCAAGGGGGATCGCAATATATTACGTTATACTTCAAAACAACTCTCCCGAATTTTGCTCTTTTAAGAATGGAAATTGTTCCTGCATACGAAGGTTATCAATTTCATTTATGCACTTATTTATAAATCTTGATTTCTCTAATTCGGCTTTTACAGTCATAAAATATGAGATTGCTCCTTCCTTTCTTGACTCTTTGGTTCCGGCAGCGTAGTAGCCTTTTGATTTGTCGGAGAGGATTAAAACAGCATTATCTTTTGAGATTTTCCCTTTAATAACTTTTTCGTAAACCTCTTGATTATAGGAATTAATAACGTCTGAAATGCTTCTCTGAAAAGAACGTAAAGAAAGATTTGGGTTAACCATTTTGTAAAGATCAACCGAAAGAAGCGGATGCTCGATATTGGATTTCGTTAGTAATATGGATATGAGAAGGTCTTTCACCGCTTAAATCCTTTATAGAATTCCCGCTTAAAACTTGGAACTCCAAAAGCCTTACCAATAATTAACTCGTATAATTCGTCAATAAACTGAGTTTCGCTTTCAATTAGTTCCTCCCTCCGGTTTATCTTATCTGCAACCTCTCTGAATTTCCTCACCTTCCAGCCTTTGGGCTTGCTACGTTCATCAATTTGCTTTAAGGTAGAGAAATTAGATGCAATGATCTTTGATTGCTCTATGGCTGTCCGGCCTGCAAGTTCTTTGCCCTTATCGAAATTTCCACGATTAGCAACAGCCCTGAGAGTTTTGTTAAGCATTAGTTTTCATCTTCCGGTAAATTGATAATCTTTTCTTCTGAATTAGCAAGTACCGGATATAAAGTATCTCTGATAATCTTCCTTAACTTAGGATATTCGGATTGTTCAATGAGGATTCCGTATTGTGAGCCGGTAGGATGCGGAAAATCAGTAGTTAATGCAGTAAATAAGTTAGTAACATCGTCCTGAATAGGAAGTAAGCTGCCTAATAAACCTGTTAAATCGGCTGGCATCATTTCAATATACGGTTCGCTATCGGTTACAGGACGTTCCCCCTGTGCTTTTAATTCATCAAAGATATGATTTTCAAGTTCATTAGGAAATTCAAGTTTCTCCTGTCCGTCAAATTCTGACATTCTTTCCGGTTCGCCTATCTTTTCAGAACTATCAAAACGGTATAGTTGTTTTTGTCCCTGTTTAGGATCATTAAAAGCATAATAGCACTCAACTTCTTCCTGACTGATACCAAGTTTTAATTGTTTTGATAGCTGTAAGCAAGTAGCCTGTTTCTCTGTAATATCAGCGTTGAAGGAGGCTACAGCAGATTTTTTTCTGCTAATTATTAAATAATAAATTTGTTTCTTCTTTCAGATGTTCAATTTCTACAATGATGCAAGGCTCATTTCCATAGAACTTTCTTACATTATCCATTTCACATATTTGGGAATCGTTCATGTAAACTATCCCCTCCATAGAATCCATCACGCCCTTGCTTAAATTATCAGACAAATCCGGCTTTGTAGTTTTTTGAATCAGCTCCCCTTGATTTATTCTCTCTGCTAATTTTTTGCTAAAAGATTTCAATGGTGGAAATATGAAATGAAGTTTTCTAATTGCCACGCCTTCGGTAAAGGGCTTAAAGTCCATCGGTAATTGGTTAATCACTGACATTCTGATATTGCTTTCATTCTCCTTAACTTCTTTATTCTGATAGGACATAATGAAGTTCTTACCCATAGATGATTTAGCAATTCTGAATCTTGCCGATTGTTTCGGCTG